GGAAGCGGCTGCATGAATACCCAAAAGAAATTGTTTCAAAAAATGGCGGCATTGTTCGGCAGGTGCTTTTTCAGGTTGCAAAAGTTCCTGAAATGAAAGCCAAGGAAGTTGCACCGCATGACACCGGCAGACTTCAGAAGGCTATCCGGAAAAAACGAGACAGGAACCCGCACTTTGAAGGGGTTAATGAAAATTATCAGGTGTATGTTTATCCGGGCAAATCACGTGATGATGAAAAAGGGGCTTGGTACTGGACATTTGTTCACTTCAGGACATCAAAAAATGATAGCCCGGTGCCGTTTCTAACAATTGCCTTTGAATCAACCAGGGATCAGCAGATTCAGGTTTTCAAAGATGTCTTCAAGAAGAAACTTGTTTTTGTAGAAAAGAAAATTTCAAAATTAAAATGAACACAACACAATTAATTGCACAGCTTGAATCAGATGATGTTGCGGGTGGCCGCATCTACCCGGGGCGGGCCGTTGAAAATCCCGCCTTGCCTTATGCGATATATGACAAGTACAGCGGACCGGTTTCAACCGGCACAGAAGGCGACACAGGCCGGCGTGTTCGCTATGATTTCACCTGTTGGTGTTCATCATGGTCAGAAGCTGATGCCCTGGTTGAATCGTTTCGTGATTCGCTGCAAGATGTTGGCCGTGCCGAAGGTGTGGCGTTTATCAGACCAGATGAAGAAAATGATGAACAATGGCAAATCATCAATCTTTCTTTTGTGGTCATCGAATGATTTTCATCATTTGTGCCAGCGGTGAAAGCTTAACACCAGAAGATGTTGAATTTGTTCGCGGCAAGGGGTCCGTTATAGTCATAAACAACACATATCAGCTTGCACCGTGGGCCGATATTTTATATTCATGTGATGCTGCATGGTGGAGACTGACACCAGAAGCGCAATCATTCAAAGGTCGCAAAATTTCAATCATGTGCAAAGAGGTTGAAACATGGCCGCATGCCATGCGCCCGGGGTTGGGAAAAGACAAGATCAACACCGGCGGCATTAACACCGGGGGGAATTCTGGTTACCAGGCAATAAACCTTGCTTACCTGTTGGGGGCAAAGAAGATTGTTCTTCTTGGTTTTGATATGCATGGCACACACTGGCATGGCCGGCATAAAAAAGGACTTTCAAACATCCACATGTTTGAAGAATGGATTAAAAACTTCACACAGCTTGCGCAGGATCTGAAAGATGAAGGTGTTGAAGTGATCAACGCAACCAGGCGCACCAAACTATTCTGTTTCAGGCGTGAACCGCTTGAAGCAATCGATTTTGGCCAATAACCGGCCATTCACCCCGGGCAACCGGGTTTTTTACTGCCCGGGTTCCCGGGTTTTTTTATGAGGATTTAAAACATGGGCACAATTTCAAAAACCCAAGGCATTAAACTTGAAGTTGGTGATGGTGCATCGCCAGAAGTTTTCACCGCAATTGGTGGCATTACAAGCTGGTCAGATTCTGGCGTTCAAACCGGTGAAGGTGATTGCACCGATTTGGATTCAACAGAGAAAGAACAGTATGCCACTTTGCCAGACAATGGATCATTCACCATTGAACTGAACATTGAAGACGGCAACACACAGCATCAGGCGCTGATTGATGATTGTAAAAGCGGCACGGCTCGCAACTACCGGGCCACACGCGCCGATGGTACAACTGTTCGCAAGGCGTTCAACGCTTTTCCGAAATCATTCAGCCAAACGGGTTCAGCAGATAGCCACATAACGGCATCATGTGAATTGCGTTTGACCGGTGCCAGCACCGACACCATTTAATCAATTTTTTAACCTGGCGGCTTCGTGCCGCCTTCTTTTTTTTCATTAACATAGGAATACAAAAATGCGTACATTAACAAAAGAAGATTTCAAAGCCAAAAAGAACAAAGAGAGCTTGAAAAAAATAACCTTTGAAGAATTGGGCGGGGTCATCTATCTGAAAAAGCTTTCAGTGAAAGATGCGGAACAGTTTCAGGCCAAAGACATCAGCAACATTCAGCGCGGCAACAAAATGATTGCAAAATCCGTTTGCGATGAGAACGGCAACCCAATTTGGGACAACGCCAAAGAGGTTGATGAAGCACAGCTTGATTATTATGAAGAATTGAGTGAAGAAATCCTTGAATTCAACAACATGAGCAAAGGCAAGCAGAAGGAAACTGAAAAAAACTCATAAACAACCAAAGCTTCATGTTTCGGTTTGAACTGGCTGAAGCTTTGGGCAAGTTTCCACATGAAATCGATGAAATGCCACAAGAAGATTTTGTGGCATTCATGATTAAAAATTCAATTTCACCGCTACTTAGCAAGCGGATTGATGTACATACATCATTTCTTTTGCATCAGCAAGCCGCAATCAATCGAAATCCGAAAAAGCCGTTTAATAAATTGCCGGCTGATTATCAGATTTACAGATATACACCGGCCAAAAAGCCGCAGACAGAAGAAGAAATTGAAAAAGCAATTCACAACACACTTTCAAGAGTTTAAAAATTATGTCACTGGGTAAATTAGTTTTAAATTTGGGCGTGAACACCGGCACATTCATTACCGATATGGGCCGCGCTGCCAGGGTTTCAGCCAAAAGATCAAAGCAGATCCGTGAACAAATGACGGTGGCAATGAAAGCAGTTGGAGCCGGCGCGCTGGCAGCAGCCGGTTCACTTGGTACGATGGTACAAAAAACAGCGAACACCGCCGATCAAGTTCAGAAGATGTCAAATCGGCTTGGTGTTTCAACCGAATTCCTTTCACAATATCGGCACGTTGCCGAATTGTCAGGCACCACACTTGATCGCGTTGGCGATGGTGTGCGCAAAATGTCTAAATCAATCAATGATGGCAACAACGGGCTTTCAACCGCAACCCGGGCCTTTGAAAGTTTGGGCATTTCACTTGATGAATTAAATTCATTATCACCTGAACAGCAATTTGAATTGATTGCTGATCGAATCTCAAAAGTTGAAGATCAATCAGTAAAAGCCGGGGCCGCAATGGATATTTTTGGTCGCGCTGGCGTTGATTTGCTGACGATCTTGAACGAAGGCAGCGAAGGCATAAAAGAAATGCGTGAAGAAGCTGATGCTTTTGGTTTGACCATTTCACAGCAAGGTGCTGATGCTGCAGCAACATTCAATGATGAAATAACCAGGCTGAAAAACAAATTCACCGGGTTAACCGAAACAATCGGCCAAGGGTTGATACCAGTGGCCAGCGAAATGATCAGACAATTCAACAGCCCTGGCATTTCAACCGGCACCGATATGATCGGAACAATGCAACAAACCATGATAACTCTTTATGGTGCAGTTTTATTTGTTGGTGATGGGTTTGAAGTGGTTGGCAACGCTGTTGGCGCATTTGCAGTGAAGGGCATTCAAGCATTTGACTTGGTTTCAACATCGCTTGATGTCTTTGTTACACGCTTCAAGCGTGGTGCAAAAATCATTGCTTCTGCCTGGTCAGATGAAGCAGCACTTGCAGAATCTGAACTTGGCAAAGAAATTGATAAAATGGAAGCCAGGGTTGGTGAATTGTACGATGCTTTCATGAGCCCGGAACTTGCAGATTCATTTGTTGATGATGCAAAAGATGTTTTTGCTGAAACACTTCAGCGAATCGATCAGCTGAACGCCGTGGCTTCAAAAACCGGTACCAAGTTGAAAAACGGTGTTGAAAAACCGCTTGATGCTGCCGGCGCTGCTGCCGGTGAAGCCGGTGACAACATTGAAAGGCTGAATGAAAAACTTGATGGTTTGGGTGATAAGTCCGGACCAAGCGCGGCTGAAACCCTTTCTGATTATCAGTCAATTTTGCAAGAGTTTGAAACGCCGCTTGAACGGCTTAACCGCATTTATGATGAACAGATTGATGTTATTGGCCGGTATATGAAAACGGTTTCAGAAGGCAGTGATGAATGGAAACAGGCCGGCGAGTTGATCAACAAGTTGACTGATCGATTGATTGAACAGGAAGAAGCCATTGAATCGGCGCTGACACCTTATGAACAGCTGATCAGATCGCTTGAAGAAGAAGCGGCAATGCTTGGCATGACTGAAGCACAGTTGATTGATCTGGAAGCGCGCCGGCTGCTTGAACAGGCCGGCATTGTGGAAAGTGCGAAAAACATTGATGAATATAATGCAAAATTAGCCGAAACCGTGGCGCTGTTGTCTAAAACCCAAGGCGTTGAACTGCCTGGCGGCAAATTGGGCGCGTTTGGCGGCGTTTTTGAATCTATTCTTGGCAACATAGGCGGTGAACTGAAGGACACAGTGAAAGGCATTGGAAGCGCCTTCATGAACATGTTCAATCAAAATCCGAACGGCGAAAACGCCGGCATGTTTCGTGGTGTTGGTATGGCAGCAACCGGCATTGGTGCGTTTATGAACGCAATGGATCAGGGGCTTGATGTTGGCGGCGGGCTTTTGCGCGCTGGTCAATCTGTTTTGGCCATGATTCCAGGATGGGGCCAGGCTGTGGCCGCTGCAATGGAAGTGGTGAACCAGATCGCCGGCGGCAAGCTTTTTGGCACCGCTTTCAAAGTCAAAAAATCAACAAGAACACTTGGCATTGGCGCGGGTGGTGCAAGCGGGGGCGTTTCAACGCTTGAAACCCGGCAGCGATCCTTTTTCAGAGGCACAGCAAGAAGAACAACCGAAACCGATCTTGATTCAGACACGCTTTCAGCATTGAATGAATTGTTTGAAAGTGTGGGCATGGCCCTTCAGCATGCGGCAGCTGCCGTTGGTGGCCAGGCTGGTGAATTGATTTCAGGTTCATTTGTTGAAGAATTCGACAAAGACGGCAATTTAGTTTCACAATCATCTGAAGTCATGGGCAGAACGTTCAATGAATCATTTGATCAGTTTGCGCAGCGCTTAACGGCTGAAAATCTGCTTGCTGGAATCGGCACAATTTTTGCCGAAGTGGGCCAAATTGCTGAACGATGGCGGGGCAATGCATCAACGCTGCTTGAGGGTGCGCAAATGCTTCTTCAGGCTGGTGTTGATATCAATGCCGGCAACGGATTGTTTTCAACCCTGGACCAGGTAACAGACGCAATTGAAAGCATGGTGAAACCAGGTGAAACACTTGCTGAAGCATACCAGCGGGTGCAGGGTTCGGTTCTGATGCTTGATGATGCATTAAACGTGATGGGCCAAACGCTTGAAATGGCGCGGCTTGACTATGTTGAATTTGCAGCGGGAATCACCGAAGCAGCCGGCGGCATCGAGGCGGCGCAATCGCTGTGGGCATCATACTTTCAAACGTTTTACACCGAACAAGAACTTGCAGCAAACGCATTGGCCAATGCCACAAACAACCGTGATGAACTTCTGTCATCAATTGGCCTGGATTCAGATATTGGTGTTCAGCAGTTCCGTGAATTGTTTGAAAGCCAGTTGCCAACGCTTTCAGCTGAAGCCGTTGTTGAATGGTTGCGTGCAGCTGATGCAATCGGTGTTGTTGTTGGCCTGGAAGCTGAATTGAATGAACAGCGTGAAGAAAACGCGGCACAGCTGGCAGCAATGATGAACGCGGTGGCATCTGAAATTGAAGACATGGGTTTATCACCATTTGCATTGCGGCTGAAAGAAGTCAGGCTTGCATTTGATCAGCAGATTAAAGCAGCGCGTGAATTGGGTGCAACAGAACGTGAACTTGCTATGATTCAGACTTATGCAACCAGGCAGATTCAACAGGCAATCATGGCGCTTGAAAATGATATTTCAGCGGGTTTAACTGATCTGTATGGCACCGAACTTGATCGAATCAACGAGCAGATTTCATTGCTTGAGCAGCAGCAAGGCCAGATTTCAAGCGTTGGCCAGGCCAGTGCAAACCGGTATGAACAAGAATTGCGGGCCATTCAAAACATTCAAGGGTTTCTTGATGATCTGTTTCTTGATGAAAATCTTTCACCGCTGAATGCCTTTGAACAATTGGGCTTGGCGCAATCTCAGTTTGATGAAATGCTTGCGCTTGCACAGGGTGGTGACATTGACGCGCTTAACGCTTTGCCGGGATTGGCGCAAACCCTGCTTTCATTGGGGCAAGATGTTTTTGCTTCATCTGATGATTACGTTGCAATTTTCGACAGTGTAACAGGGGCGCTTGCTGATCTTGGTGTTACATCAACGCCGCAATCAGATCCGCAACAAACAATCATTGGTCAGAATTCAGAAATGATTGCGTTGCTTGCTGAACGCAACCGGCTTGAAGAAGAATTTGATTCAAACGCCAGGCTGAATGCAGCGTTGGCGATTGCTGATCAAATTGCTGAATTGGTAAGTGTAACAGGCGAATCATTCACATCATTGGCAGAACGGCTTGGCATTCCGGTTGAAGAATTTCTTGCTGATCTTGGTGTTTCACTGGATGAATTAACGGTTGAAACCGCAACGGCTTTGGGTGAAACTGCAGCCCGGCTTGGTGTTGAAATCACTGATCTTGCAGAAAGCGTTGGCATTTCTCTTGGTGAATTGGCTGATCAAAATTCACTGATCAATGACGCGCTTGAATCAACAATCAATTCACTGCCTGATGGCATTCAAGGCACGCTTGCGCCGCTGCTGCAAGCGATTGAAACCGCAACAGATCCGGCGATGCGTGAACAGCTGCTTGCTGATATGGTTGCGTTTATTGATGAGCAGCCAGAAGACATCAGAAACCAGCTTGCACCGTACTTTGAAGAAATCGATCCTATCACAGAAGCACAACAGCAAGTTTCTGAACTTCAATCAATCAGCGCAACAAATCAACAGGTTGTTCAAGAGCTTCAACGGCTTATTGCGGACCAGGCCCAGGACT